CTGAATAAACGGAATTTGCGTCTGACGAACTGCAATTATCGCAAGATGTGTGATATAAAAATTCGCTTTCGTTCATTGTAAGTCTGTAAAGATTTTTTCTGGTTTTAGTTTTTTGTAAACTTCGCTAAATTTTTTTAGCAAAATATTCCAGTTTGTTTTGTGTATAGGTGCTTTAGTTTTGTTCCACAGTACAGCTTCTTCGTTTATCTGCCTGTTAAGCGTTTCTAATTCAAAATGTTTCATTGGGATTAATAAAGGGAGGGGCTAACTTCAGTCTCCTTCCATTAGCCCATAAATAAAAAACGCCCCTAGCTATTTCTAACTAGGAGCGTCTCAATCAACAATCGCACTTGTGTCAAAACACATGCACGATTTGGAGTTAATTGCATTTCTGCAACCCACTACCTCAACCTTGTACTTTGTTTTCAATTTTTTGACAAGTTCTCTTAGCGAAGAGTATTGTTGAAATGTAAAGTTAGTGTCGAGAGTTTTTCCATCTTCAGATAAGCCTCCTACAAGACCTACTGCAATAGAATTTTGATTAGTAATTAAAGGTTGGTTTATTGGTAAAATTGCACCAGACATATCTTCTGGTCTACCATTTTCTACTGTACCATCTCTTTTAATTACAAAATGAAAAGCGTTGTGAAAGAAACCTTCTTTTCTATGAAGTAAAGTTATATCCTTTGCACTTAAATTTTGATTAGCTTTTGTTTTAGTTGAATGAACAACTATAAAATCAGTTCTACTTCTAAGATTATTGTTCATTTAACCACTCCAATGGAATATGTTTGTCTGCATATTTAAAACCATATTTTTCACACCACATGGCATAAGTTGTTGCAGACTTTTTAGATATTCGGCTTCTTGAATTACTAAATATAAATCTAATATCTTTTTCTGGGTGTTGTTCTTTTACAAGTCTCATCTTTTGCCTGTCAGCAGAAGTGAACAAACCTTTTGTTTCTATATAAATATCTTGTTCATCTAGGTAAAAGTCAGGCGTATAAGCATGAGCTTTCTGTGGTTTGACATACGTCAATTTAACCTTCTCATATTTATACTTTACCTTGTTAGCATCTAGCTCTTGTGAGATTGCTATTTCAAGACCTGACCTAAACCCATATTTAAGTCCTACTTGATTAGAAGTCAGATGCTTCTTGTATCTCATCTGCTTCAGTAGGTTGTTCTTCGGGTGCAACATAACCATCTTTAATTTCGTCAAAGCCATGCCCTTTTGCTCCTGCACCTGCTCCACCTTCAACTAACTTGGTTATTTGTACTGCCTTTAATCTCAAAGACACACCTGCTCCCGCCATTGCGGTGTAGTAAGGTATCATGTCTGCTGAAATTTTCATTTCAGAACCAGACCATACTTGCTCTTTCATTGGTGTGCCTTTGCTATCAAAAATTGGTATCTTGATGTCTATTACGTCACCAGATTTCATCATAATTTTTGCTTTAGCTTTGAATTTGAAGATGATATTGCCAGTTGGTTTACCCTCAATATATTCTTCTTCAAAAGGCATGTTTGCTGTTTTAGGTTCTTTACCTTTAGTTTTTTCTTTAGCCATTTCTAAAGACTTTTTCATTTCTTCTTTAATGGATTTAATTACTGTTTGAGCTTCTGACCCTTTTAGAATGAGGTTAGTTTTAAAGTGTCCTCCATTCTCTTTATCAAATTTAGTGTCAGGCGTGTTTAGCCAACAGTATTGAGAAACACCCACAGGTGTTACTATCTTATTGTATGTTTGTTTAGTCATTATTTCCTTATTGTTATTGTTCTCAGTGTTTTCTCCATGTTGATTATTCTAATAGTGTAACTTTACTATCCATTAGTGCATAGGTTTAGGCAAAGAAAAACTTGGATTGATGTAATAAAGCTAAATTTAAATCACCACTTTCAGGTATTGCAGGTAATTTATTTCTAGTTTCATCAGGCAATAATTGCCCAACATCTAATTTAAACTTTGTAAATAAGTCTTGACTAAAAGTATCTACAAAAGCTTCTCTTATGCTTTGATTAAGTTTATCTATATCACAAGCGTGTGTAGCAAAACTATCATGCACATTGCAAAAACTATCAATACCTTTTGCTTTAGCAATATTAACAGTCTTAACCATACAAGCACTATCTAAGCTATGAACATAGTTAGCCGCTACAGCATTTCTACTTCTTAACTTATCAGTTTCTTTTGTTTCTTGTTTTATCTGCGGTGCAAACACCTCACCCATTAAATGAGACCTTACTCTTTTACTTTTCATTTCTGGGTAGTATTGAAACACAGGAAAGCCTACAGGTGTAACCCAATGTATAGGTATTCCTTCTTTTGCAATTATCTTTGCATTGTTTTGTAGATAATCCATACCTACCCTAGCTGATTTTAAATTCTCACCTATACTAGCCCATATTATTTTAGATAAATATGTTGCAGGTTTAAACATGTCATCAAAAGGGTGCATTTCTCCTTTGTCTTTTCTTTTGGTTAAATCTTCCACTACAAAGTCAGTGCAAGAGTATCTAGTAGACCCATAACAAATTGTCATAATAGGTCTTTTACATGTAGACCGTTTGACACCATACTCTAACCATTTTTGTGCTAATGGGTCGCCTTCACTAGCTTTAACTTTTAAAGTTTTAATAACTTCGTTAGCTACTAACTGGTAGATGTCTTGTGGTATTTCACTTGGTAAGCAGTTAACTAATTTACCTGCAACTTTATCTTTTAATAACAAAGAATAAATTTGTAATCCATTGCAAGAACCATCTACGTTAACAGGTATATGAGAAATAAACCCATCACCTGTTTCATGGTATCTTTTCCACTCATCACAAAATGCAAGAAATTGAAAAGGATTATCTGCGTCCTCCCATTTACGATTAGCAATAGGGTCTTCAGCACATTCTTTAATCCATGCTAAATTATCATAAGACCATTTTTCTCTATCTTCAAATGATACCTTATCATTGCCCCACATATTAGAACCGTGAACAGCTAACCAAAACACACCTCTATTTTCTGTAGTAATAGGTTTACCTAATGAAAAATTAAGCAATGCTTTAGCCCCATTGATAGACTGATAGTTAAGAAATGCAGGTACACAATAAGCTCTACCTCTAAAATCTAATTGTAGAGGAAAGAACAAAGTAGCATATTCTTTAAACTTCTCTGCTAACCATATAATCTTAGCGTATAGAAGCCTTTTAGAGACCATACGGTTGTTTTCTGTGTGTACTATGACACTTTCCTTCTTAAACTTTTTGAGTGCCTCTGGGTTGGTCTCAATGTCATGTGGTTTATTTGGTAAATCTAGGTTTTTAATAGGTGGCATACCTCCTATAGATAAACCTTTGTCCCATGCGTTTTGCATAACACCAAGAATAAACTTATTAATTTTATAAGCTGTTCCTTGCATTAAATTGACTGCTGTTGTTACTTCAGGCATAGCAAAGGCTTCTAATTCTTTAGTGAATTTTTTACCTTTTTGTTTAACAAGGTCTAATTCTGGCATTTCTGATGTCCAATAACCGTGTCCGACCACTTTACCGTCCTCTACAGATTTTGGAGGCATAACCATAGGCAGGTATTCTGGGTTTAATAGCTCATTAAACTTATTACGGTTATTAATCCATTCTTTTGTTTTTTCAGTCTGTTTAATAACTTTAACAGTCTTGTGTTTGTGTTGTTCTGTAGCTATTTCTACAAGTCCTGTACTAGAAATAAGCAAAGAAACAAGCTCCATTCCAACGTGTAATTTTTCAGTAGTAGTCCACTCTTCCCACTGCATAACTTCATCACGTTTTGCACTTTCTCTTAATTTTCTTCTTTTATAATTATAGTTCCAAGACCTTTTGTCTAAGTCTTTTTTAACTGTCTCGTATAACTCTGGGTTTAATCCTTTAAAATTTTTAAGACTAATCTCAGTTTCAATTCTACCACCTAAAGTAATAGCGGTAGCTGTAAGATTTTTAGTATTAGTAATAGTATTGATTACATGTTTTGCCGTTATCAATGCTACAATTTTAGGGTCTACTTGAGAAATATATTTGAGAGCAATGGGTGGTTTGGAATGAACATTTGATATTGCATGTTCTACCCATTCTGCAATGGCTATTGCTAATGGACGTATTGTATTTGCTACAATAACTTTACCGTAAGACGTAACGCTTTCCTCTTCACGTTCTATGTGTGACAGCCTTCTCTTATTTGTTCGGTTCTTTCCAAGCTCAGCAGACATCTTTTCAGTTTGTGTCTGGTCTTGATACGTTGGCATTATTTCAAGTATCTTCATTTATTCTCCTTATTATTGATTGATGCAACTGCGGAATGACCTACAAATTAGGTTCACTCCTTTGCTATTTTGTTTTGCTTGTGATAGAGAATAGTTGTTGAGTTTACTTGTTAAAACAATGTTGGGGCATCGTGGCGGAATGGTTACGCAGAGGATTGCAAATCCTATTGCATCTATGCACACCTGAATACGCCATTATTACTAACATTGTCATTACTAACTTTCCAACTATCCTCATATCACAACTTATGTTTAAGCGGATTTATTTATTCCGTTTAAAACATTCACTGCTCCCATTAAGTTATTTGGTATTAAATGAGAGTATCTTTTTATCATCTTCCACGACTTGTGACCTAACATTTGACCTATCATGTGTAATTCAACCTTACCTGATTGAGCCAAACGTGTTGCACAAGTGTGCCTCAAGCAATGAATGACAAACTCTTTGTCGTCTTCAAGGTTCATTGCCTTACGCAAACGTCTCCAAGTATTCTCACAAGTCCAATACTTTAAATGTGAAAACACAAGGTCGTTTCTTTCCGCTTTTATTAACAACTTGAGAACAATAGACTTTGCACGTTCTGTTAAAGGTATACCTCTAGGTTCACCATTCTTTGTGACACTAGCAGGTAAGTTAATAACATAGTTTCCATTGTTGTTATGTACCATTAACTTCTTAATAGATAACGCCTCGCCTAGTCTCATACCTGTATCAATTAAGAACAAATAAAATTCCAAATAGTCAACCATATTCCACTCGGTTAACAATCTGATAATTTCTTTTTCTTCCATTGGTTCAAGGTATCGTTCTCTACCATTGTCTTCTTTTTGCCATTCAATATGAGGCATTCTATCAAGATGATAAATAGACTGTCTCTGATTAGCAAACCTTAACATCTTACTGATTGATGAAAGATAACGATTGATAGTTGCAGGAGCAAAACCTCTGTCCTCCAACGTGTCCACAAGGTTTCCAATGTGGGTATCGTTAACTTCAGTCACAAGCATTCCCTTACCAAGCATTTCAATAACTTTCTCGGCTCGTTTAGATTGCAACTTTTCCCAACCTTTAAGTGTTAATTTGCGGTGTATCTCCGTTAACAACTTTATATTTCGTTGTTGCATTTGTACCTCCGCTTTTCATTGTTATTTGACCCATTCTAAAAGAGTTGAATAAACTCTTCTACCTTTTGCTGTAAGACGTACAATTTTTCTACGTCTTTCCATTGGGTCTTCAAAAGCCTCTAATAGACCTATCCCTGTCTTTTTGTGTCTGTTAATGTCAGATAATTTATAAACATTCCTAGACACTGAAGACTGAGCTATGTCTAAATCTTCACTTATTTTTTGCATTGATATTCCATCTTTGTCTCCGTAAACGCTAACAAAAAAGAATACTGCTACAGCTTGAGCTTCAATTTGAGCATCAAACTTACGCAGTTCCTCTATTATTTTTAATAGATTTAATCCGCTTTTCATTTTCTCCCTTTCATACTTTATAGTGTTGTTTCTTGCTTTATAAGTGAAGACAACCACACTTGAAACCATTACGATATAAATATTCGCCAGTACGCAATATCTATAATAGTTTCATGCTTTGATTTACTTACCTTAAAAGAATTCCATTTGGAATACTTTTCCGTATAAATATTAAATAGACCTAGTTTAATATCCATTTGTTCTCCTTCATCTAAGTTTATAATTTAGTAATATAGTTTAGAGCTTGTCCACCAAGCTACACCCCAAAAATTATATACATTTTTAGTTAGTAACATTTTCCCTCCTTTTTTTTTAAGAAAGTTACAACAATCCATTAGTGAATTAAATCCAATAATGTTAGTTTTCCACATGTTGTATACACCGTCTAGTAATAATAGACGGCATTTCGGCTATTAAAGCCTCTTCAGTACAACTTTTAGTTACCCATTAATCCTCCAGTGTTGATTTTTGGATTTCATTTGTAAGATTAAATAGTGGAGGGTTATTTCCCTCGATAACTCTCTCTATTAAATCAACAGCTTTGTAAGCCACCTGATGTGGTGACAATTCATCATACTGTTTTAGTGACCTTGTCCTTACCAGAAATGATAACACTTGTTTTTTTAGTTTTTGATGCACCGTCTAGTCCTTTTGTTGATTGAGTTTTATTTCCAAATATATCGTTCCACCCCTTCCGATATTTGTCAGAAGGGATATGAACGCCGTCTCGTATTTTATAAGATTTAAAACCAGACATTATAGTTTGCAGTCCTTCAAATCTTCTTTGGCTCTTTCTGCAACAAACTCCAGTTCCATTTTAAGACATTCACTTAACATGTCTTTGACTGTGTGCTTACAGTAACCTTCATAAAAAAGCCTATTGATACAAACTTGCATTACTTGCATTAAGAAAATACATGAGCTTGTTTTAGACTTTTCAAACCATTTATTGCTTAGTATGTTTTTGACTAACTTAAA